CTTGGTCGTTGATGTAGCTTTATCCAATCTGAAAGATTTACGACACCAGAACCTGAAGCAAGCTGACCAGTCGTACTTTCTTTCCCCTCTTGAAAGGTAGTAGTCTCGAAATTGATCTGTTTCATAATTTAAATCTCCGTCTGTTGCATGTTGATATGTATTGAAAAACCAGAGTTGCAACTTATCATCTGGCATCCACTCTTCATCTATTGGTTTAATGGTATAATCTCTGCCCATGTATCTATCTCCTTTGCTGGTATACTATGTACCTTAATGAAGTTCGTTGCTTCAATAAGACTTACTTTTAATTTGTATACATCTGTAGTTACACCCACCACGTCTTCAATAACTTGATATCCTCGGTGATCGTTAGGTTCAAGTGTCATGTATCTAAAGTCTGGTGTAAATGTACACATCTTTTTATTCTGTACAACTGCATCATAAGTAGGTTTGATTTCTAAATCAGTAATAGATTTATTCTCTAAAAATTTTACAAGTTGTAAGTATCTATCTGCTTTAGCATTGGATTGAAAGTAAATCATCTCTCCATTATATGCTTCGTATCTACCTGTCCTAGATTTCTTTACGGACTTTGTTGTAGTGTTCTTCATGTATGTACTCCCATACTGTTTGTGCTGTTGATTCCCTTAAACAAAACTCACCAGTATTTATTCTATGGTAAGTACTATCTTGTATACCAGACTTACGGAAAGCCTCTCGCAAGTTGATACCTTTTTTATCTGCAACTAAAGTAAGTTGTTCCATGTATGTATTTAATTTTTTCATATCATTATCATACTCATCTATTGCATAAGTGCAAGGCTTTGTTTATGCCCAGATATTAGGGACAGGAATAATTTAATCATTTTTCTCTGTACGTTTTTTATGCCTGAACCTTACACTTATTATCCATAGATAGGAAAGTTATACTTCTTTCTTATTCTACTTGCAGTCTTGGGACTCATGTTTTGTATGCCTTTTAATATCTGCAATACAAATGTATAAGATAAATCCACTTCATAAGTAAGTTGTGTAACAGTTAGTCCTTTGTCTTTGGCTATCTGATACAACATCTTACTATGATGATGAGGTACATCTTTAAAATCTTCTAAGTTTATTGATGACCTACCCATTCTTATTCTCCTTTTTTTTTCTATATGCTATATGTCTTTTAGGTTCATAAGTTTTCTCTATCATTTCTACTACACCTATAACTTTATCAAGAGTCCAATTACAATCATGTATATTATAGATGCCACCTGATCTATTGTAATGCATGTACTCTATCTCTCGTACCTTATCTTCTATATCATTCTCATCTATGAAATCTATATACACATCAACCATATCTTTGACACGATTAACTGCACGTGCTATTTCATGTAGCATACTCATGTGTTCACTTCTATACATGACTATCCTCCGAAGCTAGTTGTGATTCTGCTTCATACGCATCACGTATCTCTTGACGTTTAGTATTAAAGTAATCAAGACAATCCCAGTAATCATCAAACACTTTTAGATCATATGCTATTGACCAATCATCTTGAACAAACCCACTCCAACTATTTAATTGTTCAATCATTTCATAATAAGTATATGAAAAGATCTGTGGTTCATCTGCAAAATCTACCATCCAGAATATATCTTCACCACTTTTGATTCTGTCTTGTGTACGTTTACATAATGTTGGAAATATTTTTTCTCGTTGCTCTTGGTTTATCATTTAATTCTCCTTTATATTTATATACATATCTTTGCCTTGTCTTGTTGCAAACCATATGCGTTGTTGTTTACCATGTGTAGATTTACGTGTACCATTAGCTTCGATATACCCTTCACGTTCTAACCACACTCTAGCTGTTCTATACTTAGATGTAATCACACCATCTTGATATGCTAGTTCTTCATCAGTCATACCAGATAGTCCACCTATCTCCATGATTAATTCTAGTACTCTGTCTTTAGCTTTACGCACCCTACCTATTTCTTGTTTGGCGGCAACTCTACTTGTTTCAGGATCGGTAGTCCTTACTATATTATACCATTCATCTTTCTGCATAATCATTCTCCTTAATATATTGTTATTAAAATAATGTACATCCACACTATTATATTTATACTCCATATAATTTTTACTGCGTACATGTTCACCTCCTATACTGCTACTTGTTCTATGCTATCTATCTTATTAGTTACATCCCTAATGTAAAAGAAAGATTGACTAGCATACTTACAAGCAGAACGTAGTGCATCTGGCTTATCTCTAAGAGCCTTAGCCCATGACTTTAAGTAATGCACATGGTCTTGTCTGGTTGTGTGTAACATACCATACTTAGCCATGTGAAAACTAGCACCAAGTTCTGCTATAAGTTCTTCGAAAGCATAATCATTTGATGCAAACGAACCTGATAGTGTACGATTACATCTAGTCTTATGCCCACTCCAATGAGTAATCTCATGGAATAATGTTGAGTAGTAACTCTCTGTCTTCTTAAATGCTGTGTGTTGTGGCATCATGATCTCATCTGTACTTGGTATATAACAAGCACGATTACTACCATGTGTTATCTTTGCATCTAATCTACTCACTTGTTTATCTATACTTTCTATTCGTGCATATTCTGTAGCTATATTTATTCTATTTAATAAATAATCTTTTAGATCTTCTATTAATATAGAGTCACCACTTACATCATCTATAGAATGTATTGCTACTGCTTTGAATCGTTGTATAATTTTTTCTTCACCTGTTTTTTTATCTTCTGTCTTGAATGTCATTGGTTGCCACAATGGTCTACCTGATCTAGGTGCTGGATGCAATCCAATCTTATTCCATTGATTGTATGTACCCCAGATAGGTGTTGAGTATCCATACTTGTAGTTCAAATGAAACTGATTCCATCCTGTGTATTGGTATCCATCTACATTCATATGCAGATTAGTAATCCACTTGGGTACAAATGGTTGTGTCATGTCATGTGATTCCATGTCACGTATGATACCCTCGGTGATTTCTTTTATGTTATCTTCAGCTAATGTTTTAATGGACATGTCTATCCTCCCTATAATATTTTCTCCATGCTTGTTGAGTTTGTTGTGAAGCTAACTGAAAACTATTGTAGTCTTTTCTTTTGATTAGCTGTTTGAGTTCACTTAACAATATACTTTTATGCTCAATCCATAGGTCATGTACTTGTGCTATATTATCACTACGATATTTCTCAAGAAAGTTTAATCGTGCTTGTAGTGTTACAATAGATAGATAAGCATAAGCTAATCTCTTTGCTCGATAGTTGTACTCCATCATAAACTTACAACCATTCTCTATCATCTGTCTATTCAAGTATCGTTCATGTGTTTGTTCTGCTATTACCTTACTCATTATTATTCTCCTCATAAGTTTCAATGTACTTTACTAGTTGTGCTTTCTCTGCAATATATTTATGCAGTAACTCTGCCTTGATCAAAGCCATGTCACTACCTGAATTGATCTTCATGCTATCTTGTAAGCACAATATAATATGATCTAGTAACTGCACGTTGTCTTTGTTCTGCATATATTCTTCTGACTGTTGACGAGTCAGTGATTCTTGTATTAGTTTTAACATATCATTCTCCTTGGTTATATTATATATATATACAATGCATAAGTGCAAGTATTATATGAAAGTATTTGCACGAATCTAGCATTAGATTATTATAGTTTGAGAGCAGACCTAGAGGGTGGGGCTTGGTGCTTGCGATTACAACCACCCCTATCCTAATGGGACATAAAGTCTTGAGGATTATACAGATCATTTAGAATAAATCTAATTTGGATTGCATAAGGGCTTGCCCTTTGCTCGATTGTCTGTTCGAAAACAGACTCGTGCCGAAGGCAAAAATTTTTTTTTAAATCGGCACAAAAAAAAAGGGCTACCAAATTAATGATAGCCCATTGGGAGATATTTTATTTATTTATTTGTAACTTCAACTAGTGGTTTCTTACCTAGAATCTTAGCTATTTTATCTGCTCTTGAAGTGTTAGCACCTCCTCCTAAACTATCAAGTATTGCCTGATCTTTCTTGATCATATCTTCAGTTAGGTTAGATCCTCTTAATGGTTGTACTAATTCAATATCTATGAAATCTAAAATACATTCGAATATTTCTATCTTTGTATTATACTTAGCATAATACTCAGGTGCATATTCTATTTTTGCGATATCACTATTTGAAACATCTTGTCCTTTGTCTGGGTCTAGTAACATATCTTTTAATTTCTTTACTAGTCTTTGTCTTTCACTTATTTTTTCTTCTGCTTTATCTATTGCTCTAGTGATAGACATATATATTCTAGCTGTTGATTCACCTATAAATCCAAGTTTAGTTCCTGCTGTCTGTGGGTCTGCCATAGTATCTAAACTAATCATCTTTGAGATAAGTGCATCTGGAATGTATACAGAATTAGTTTTATTTCTTGTTTGTGTATTGTTGTTATTTGTTTTAGTCATTGTATATCCTTTCAAGATATGGTTTATAAAATTTCGTTCCCCCTCCGCATGGGCTGAAGAACAACACAAAGGTACAACATAAGAAATAAATCCGTATAATCAGGGCTGGTAAGCCCATTAAAATAGAAGGTTTAATTCAAGAAGAATATGGCAACGTAGGCGAGTCCAAGAGAGAACGTCTATCAGTTCACGATTGGGGGTAGAGCCACGTATGGGGATGGTGGGGATTGTTCTTGAATTAAAATTTTGTTGTTGTACCTCCCCCACGTCTGTATGCTTTGTCTATGTCTTATACAGCATCTATGTCTATTCCTTAAACTTTCTTCTGCCCATTAGGAGGGGGAACAGGAGAGAGCATAGCACCGATTGAATCGGAATAGAGCTATGCGAAGTCAGGATCGTCTTCGATCCTGTCCGATAAGATGAGGATAGAATTATGTATAATAAATGTGAACGCACGAGGACGGATTGAAGCCTTTTGGTCGAGACAACGTCTCGATACTTGTACGAAAGCCCCCTCGTAACCCAGCAAAACATAGGTGTCAAATTATTTACTTGACAAGCTTTTTAGACCCCTTACTATAGAACAAGATCATGGACAGCAAAACCA